GTTCAATCGGTCAACCCCGTCGTTGTAGTCGCCAATCAGCTTGAGGGTCTTGGCGTCCACGATGGGGGCATTGGCGATGTCCTTCTGGAGTTTCTCGAAGTTACCCAGGAGCGGGATGATGTCGTTGCCGATCTTGTCGCCGAAGAGGGCCGTCGCGATCAGCAGGCGCTCGGAGTCGTCGGCGCTTCCCTCCATCGCCCTGGAGATGGCTAGGAATACGGCGGTCGCGTCACCGCCCTTCAGCTGCTCCATCGAGATTCCAAGGGCCTTGAACATCTCGACCTTCTTGCCCGTGCCGGCGGCGGCCTCGGCCATGTCAACGCGCAGCTGACGGGTAGCCTTGGACAGTACCGACAAGGAGACGCCGGACTGCTGCGCCGCATAGGCTAGGCGCTGGAACTGGTCGGAGGAAAGGCCTGAGCGTTCGACCTGGTCGGCCACTTCGCCCAGTTCGCGGAACGTCCCGGAGATGAGGTTCAGCGCCTTGTCGAAGAGCACGGCCCCGGCGAACATGCCGGTGAACTTCTTGATGATGTCATCTCCTGCCTTCTTGAACGACTGCCCCAACGTCTCGACGGACTTCTTCGCCCGACCCGTCACTTGCTCGACGTCGGACTTTCCCTTCAGTTCATATTCAAGTTTCTGGGACATGGGGCGCGGGGGTCTTTACCTCTGCGGAGGGGGCAACCTTTTCGAGCCGTTCCTGCTCCTCCATGAAGGCCTCCTCATCGGTGGTCAAAATCTTCTGCTCCGACCCGTTCATGGAAGCATACGCGGCGTTAAACCAGATGGCTTGGCACTCCGGCATTTCCCAAGCCCGCTTCTCTTCGTGGCCGTGTTTGATGAGCGAGGCGACCACGATCAGGGGCCAAGGGATTCCCGCGTCTTCGGCAGAGCCCCCGTTCTTCTTGTTAGACTCCCAGAACTTCGGCAAGATCGGGCAGGAGGAGGCGTCGAACATCTTCAACCGCCCCATCGTCGAGAGCCGCGAACAGGTACGCCAGATTCACGAGACCGCCCGCAAGCGCTTCGGCGGACGCATCGTCAAGAACGGCGGACCTGGCATCGAGTTCTGGCAGAGGGCCGTGGTCAATGACGGCGTCCTGGAAGCATACATCAAGCAGCGCATCAAGATGGTCGGCCGCATCAAGGCAGGCTGGGTCGATACCCTGAACAAGCTGCCGAAGCCGACCAAGCTCTCAGGCCCTGCCTCCCGAAAGAACTCAGGCCGCTCCGGGATTCCTCTCTGGATCAAGCGCCACGCCAAGAGCGACGGCTATGTCCAGATGTCCAGTCGCCAGGTGGACCAGCTCATAATCGAGATCACCCTTGGAAACCGAATCGGGGATACTGACTTTATTGCAACCGACGCGGACGTGAAGAACCTAGTCTACGGCAACCGCGTCAAGCAGATGCCCAAGCGCATCAGCCGATTGCTCCAGCAAGACATCGACGGATTCAACAAGGGCAAGTAAAGCCCCTTTCCCTACCAATCAGGGCAAAGGAAATGGGCACCAAGAGCATCCGGCACATCGTCGAGTCCACCCTCGCCACATACCTCTCGACCCAGACCGGGCTGACCACCGTCACCTTCCTGACCGGGGACAGCGCCGCGACCCAGACGCTGCCCAAGGCCGTGGTCCTATGCGACTCCGCCCGGGCTCCTGCCGACCTCCCCGAAGGCTTAGGCAACTACTCGTGCTCCGTCCGTATCACCCTTTTCTCGAACGCCGACGACACGACCTTGGCCGACCACCGGGCCCGCTGCGCCGCCCTGTCCGGCAATATGCGCGACCTGACCAGCATCAAGGCGGCCTTCGTGGCCAGCACCGACGCGACCTGTTACGACGTCACGATCGGCTCGGAAGACGAGGGCATCGACGAGCGCTCCTGGGCGACGGCTTTCTCCTTCGACGTGCTGGTGGTCCTGCCCCCAGCCGCCTAATTCCAAAGCAGGCAAATACAAATGAGCGCAGACAATAACGGCGTCACTTGCCTATACGGAATCGGCCTAGGCCAGTTCGCCTCGCTTTTCGTGCAAAGCTACAGCGTCTCCTCGTCCTTCAACAACACCGGCACAGTGCTCGACGAGCAGGGCATCACCCGCACGGCTCGCTATGACGACCGCAAGTCCGAGATCACTATCGACGGCATCGCCAAGGCGACGACCATCCCTCAGCTCGGCGCCGCCCTTACCTTCACTGCTCAGACCGCTTCGGCCTACCCGGGCGGTTCTGCTTCCGTCAGCTTCTCTGGAGTCGTGACCAAGGTCGACGACAAGGGCTCCAGTCAGGGCTTCGTTTCGGTCTCGATCACTGGCGAGTCCTTTGAAGGCATCAGCTACTAATTGACTTCCCCGCAAAGGGGGTAGCATCGAGGGGGTGGACAGACGCTTCCTCAATGCCTACGTCGACCCGGCGCCCTTTCGGCTGCTGGGTCGTTCGCTTTACCCCTGGTGCCTGAAGTATCGGGTGCGCCTCCACGCGTTCAAATCGCCTCTTGTCGATGGGCATCGTGACGTGACCCCCGCAGACTTGCTCTTCGCCTGTCAGGTCTGCGCCGAGGAACCTCTCGGGGAGGTCGGCATGATTGATAAGCTACGACTCTTGTCCTTGTCCCGTGACCAAGATAAGTTCGAGCGCACTGTTAAAGCCTTTGCCGATTACATCTTAGTCCAAAATTGGCCGAAGTTCTGGGAACAATCGAAGGCTAAGTCTTCAGGTAACGCCAGGGGGGTGCCGTGGCCTCTCAGCATTGTGGCAAATCTGATCGCGTCTGGCATCGAAGAGAAGCGAGCATGGGAGATGCCTGAGTGTCAGGCCGTCTGGCTGAACTCAGCCTTGGCTATCAGCAAGGGTGCGGATGTGGCGATCATGTCGCCGGAAGAGGAAGCCTTCATCGCCTCTGAGAAGGCCAAGGATGCCGCCTCTGAACCTTCCAATCCTGCAAAGGAAACACCAGACGATGGCACAATCCCTAGAACTTAACATCAAGACGACTTCCGACGTTCCACAGGCCATGGACAAGGCCAAGTCGGCCACCGTCTCCTTCAGCAAGCAGGTCGATGACATCCAGAAGAAGTTCTCGACCTCTTTCAAGGACATCGCCTTGGCATTCTTGGCTCCGATGGTGATTCTTAATTCTGTCATCAACGCCATCCAGGCCTCATTTGAAAAGAACAGACAGAACATGGCAGAGGCTATGAGGTTCGCCGAGTTGGGTGAGTCTAAGTTTATCAGCGCAGAGGCTAGGTATCTTGCCGCTGAAAAGAAGCGCCGTGAAGCCGAAGGCAATTTAGGAAAGGCTCAAGTCGGGGAAGAAGAGCTCATCAAGGACTTCCTTAAGAACGACCCGCGGACGGCTGACATAATGAAAAGCCTGAGTCCAGGAACGGTTGCTGGCCTTGCCCAGGCTCAGACAAGAGGCTCTCTTAATCCATTTGGGGACGGCGAAGAAAGCGTATTGGCTTACGCTGTAAAAAACTTGGAGATCCGTAAGGCCGTCTTGGATATAATCAGGAAAGAGATGGGCAAAAATCCCGATGGGTTTTCAAGTGAGGCCGGACAGAAGGCCGGCACGTTCAAGGGCCCCGAGGGCTTCGGCACGGTCGTCGGCGTGGGGGCCAACCCCGTCCTCGAGAAGATGACCCGCCAGAATGAGATCATGGAAGAGATTAAACTCATTCTCCAGGAGCAGTTCATAATCAACCGCGGCGGCATTGTCCCTAACCCGTTCACCGAACGCGTCCCCCTCACCCTCCAGAAAATCGGAGCCGTCTAATTTATGGCACTAGTAAGCACCGGCAACGCACTTGCCACCGAGTTCCTCCAGCCAGGCTATACCCTGACCTCGGACGGCTTCGGCCTCGTCACCTGTTCCGCGACCTATAAGGTCGATTGGACTGCCAGCGTGGGCATCACGGCCCGCGGCACGGCGTTCCCTGTCGCCGGCCTGACCTACCTCAAGGCGCACAAATCCAGCCAGTCCTACGACTCCCTGGAGATCAAGACCATCAAGGTGGACTACGTCGGCATCGACCCGACGATCAACGGCGGAACGCGGACGAACGCGAACACGACTGTGGCCAACGGCCTGACGGCTGAGAACATCACAACCCACCCGAACTTCTTCACCAGGGGTCTCTAGGAACTGACGGGCCAGTTCGACGCGGCCTTCGGCGGCGGCCTGAATCCGGCGCTTGAAACGCCGCAAGGCCAACTTGCTTCCAGCCAGGCCGCGATTATCGGGGACAAGAATAACGAATTTGCATTATTCGTAAATCAAGTCGACCCGCAATATTCCGCCGACCGTTTCCAAGATGCCATTGCCCGCATTTACTTCTTGACCCGTAAGCCGGCCACGCCGACCGCCGTAACGGCCACATTGGGCGGGCTTGCTGGCACCGTAATTCCCGCCGGCACTTTTGCCCAAGATACCAGCGGCAACACCTATACTTTGAGCGGCGCCGCTACTATTGGCGTTTCCGGGAGCATTACGGCCGAATTTCAAAACGTTGCGACCGGGCCTATCCCATGCGCCGCGGGCACCCTGACCCAAGTTTATCAAGCGGTGCCGGGCTGGGACACCATCACCAATGCCGCCGACGGTACGATGGGTTCCAATGTTGAAAGCCGGGCGGATTTTGAATATCGCCGCAAAAATTCGGTCGCCTTAAATGGTAAAGGTACGCCCCAAGCAATTTATGCGGAAGTCTTCTCCCTGCTTGACGTTCTCGACGTTTACGTCAAGGACAACCCTTCAAACGTCATTGAAAATACGGGAGCGACGAATTATCCAATTGCGCCCCATTCCATTTATGTTGCTGCGGTTGGTGGCACCGACGCCGATGTTGCCGCGGCAATTTGGCGCAAAAAGGATGCCGGATGCGATTACAACGGGAACACTTCCGTTACGGTCACTGACACCAGCGGCTATAACTACCCGGCGCCGACCTATTCCGTGAAGTTTGAGCGGCCGTCGGCCTTGCCAATTCTGTTTGCCGTGCAACTGGTCAACAGCCCGTTGCTTCCGCTGGATATTGTGGCAACCGTCAAGGCGGCAATTATTGCCCGCTTCAACGGCACCGACGGCACTGTGCGGGAGCGCATCGGGTCCATGATTCTGGCAAGCCGCTACTATGGCGCCGTCGCCGCATCGTCCCCCAATGCCGTGCCCGTGAGTATCCTAATCGGGACCGCGACGCCGACCCTTGGGAGCGTATCGGTCGGCATTGACCAACAGCCCACATTGTCCGCGGCTGACATTTCGGTTACGCTGGTCTAATCATGATCGACGTCGAACAAACCATAATCAGCCAGTACGGGAACAGCGCGACCATTACGCAACTGGTCCACAACATGAACGTGTACATAGACCCGCGAGCGGACTTCGACACTTTTTACGACTTTGTTTGGAACGTCGAAACGGCGCAAGGCTTCGGCCTGGATATTTGGGGCCGTATCGTCAATATATCGCGTGAACTCACCGTTCCGGCCGCCCTTACTTACTTTGGTTTCAATGACGCTTCCCCCGGTTCGTATCCGTTTGACGAAGCCCCTTTTTATGTCGAATCGTCCGACGCGACTCAAACGTACCGGCTTGCCGACGACGCTTACCGCACTTTGATTTTAACCAAAGCGTTGGGCAACATTTCGGCCGTCAACGCCCCGTCCTTGAATCATCTTATGCGGAACCTGTTTGCAAGTCGCGGACGTTGTTATGTAAATGACATGGGCGGCATGCAATTACGGTACACTTTTGAATTTTTGCTTACCGATTACGAATACGCCATCATGACTCAATCCAGGGCCATCCCAAGGCCAGCGGGAGTCGGTGCGTACATCATCACGACTGACGCACCGGTCTTCGGTTTCTCCGAAGCCGCGGCGGCGCCGTTCGACCAAGCTCCATTTATCCAAGAAGGTGCGACCCATGCAATCATCTAACAAACCCAACAAGTTGGTTTTGCCGTTTGCTTCAAGCGGTGGGAAACGAACCATTCCGGTCGCCTCGCAAATTGGCATTGTGGCCGGCGCAGCC